CAGTTGATAGCAAGCGGGTTTAAGAATATAATAGTAGATGTAAATCATGGTCACCATGTAAAAGTTAAAAATATTATTCAATATATTAAAGCAAAATACCCAGACATTACGGTGATGGCCGGAAACGTATCAACAAATGAAGGCATAGAATACCTAAGAGACTGCGGTGCCGATATTATTAAAGTAGGAAATTCATTTGGTTTTTCCTGCACAACATTACCAAGTACAGGATTTGGTGTACATCCATTCCACGCAGCTAGAGAATATCGCATGTTAACTGGAGACTATGATACCGCCATCTGTATTGATGGAGGAATTCGAGAAATATCTGACATTGCAAAAAGCTTAATTTATGCAAATATGGTAATGATTGGAAAACTATTCGCAGGCACGAAAGAATCTCATGGTAAATTTATTACACCAACAACTAAAGAATATTATGGGAATGCTTCTGTTGTAACAAAAGAAGCTTCTAATTCCCATGTGAAATATATTGAAGGCGGAATCAAACAAGTCAATTACATTGGAGCCGTTGAAGATCTTTTGAAAATCATTAAAGAAGGACTTCAAAGCTCTTTCTCGTTCGTTGGAGCCGCAAACCTTGAAGAATACCAAAGAAAAGCAGCGCATAATGTTATGGAGTTATAAATGGAATCAGTAATCCTCTTTAGAGATGGCAACGATTATCCCGGCGAATTTGAAACAGCACAAAAATATTTCCAGTGCATCCCCAACAGGGCAAAAATACCCTCTGGTAAATTGGTAATATGTCGTTACAGCGCTTGGCCTTACTACAAGGAGTTGGAGGACGATGTAAATGATATGGGCGGCAAACTAATAAACTCATTTATGCAGCATCGTTACATTGCTGACCTTGGGAATTATGCTCACCATCTTGAAGGGCTAACTCCAAAGACATGGAATCAACTAGAACAGGTTCCAGACAAAGGGCCGTTCGTGTTGAAAGGTGAAACTAATTCGAAAAAATTCGAATGGGATACAATGATGTTTGCAAAAACAAAACAAGATGCAATTAGGATATATCTTGATTTGCAAAACGATGGACTTATTGGATATCAGAATATTTATATTAGAGAATTTGTTCCTATGGTAACTTATATGACTGGATTTAGAAACATGCCAGTCACTAAAGAATTTAGATTCTTTATTTGTTATGGAAAAGTAATTAGTGGCGGCTACTACTGGACTAATTATATTGAAGATTTATCAGTAAAGCCCGATGTCAATGAGGTTCCAAAAGAGTTTCTCGATGAAGTCATTGAGAGAGTTGGAAAAAATTGCAACTTTTATGTTGTTGATGTTGGTCAAAAACTTGACGGAAGTTGGATGGTTGTTGAGTTGAATGATGGACAATGTTCGGGATTGTCTGATAATAATCCAGAAATATTGTATAAAAATTTATTTAATATAATCAATATTCTATAGTTATATTACTTCTACACATAAATGCTATCCGTTTACGGTCAGAGCCATAGACATTCCAAAAACGAATTTCTAGGATTTGGTGGTCCCGTAACTATAGCAATTGTTGGGTGGTTTTCACTTGGTTGTCTCGTTGTGAAGTATCCCGCTTCGGATACAAACAATGGAGCATTCAAAGGATATCGTTGAGCCGCTTCATATTGGTCAGTTGCGCAAATCATTCTTTGGAACCAAATAGAAATTCTATTTGAGCCCATTGTATCATCATCACCAGGAACATTCGGAACCTGATATGTATAACTTACAACAGTTCTAATTGCATCAGGAATTCCATCGCCATCCAGGTCAACATTCAGCTCGGTTCCTGTTGGAAAGACAACTACACCGTTTCTTGAATTTAATAAAACTTTTACATCTCGACTAATAAAGCTTCGTTCTAAAACGTTAGGATTATCAAGGGTTGCTTGAATATCCATAACAGAAACATATTTATTACCCTGACGAATTCCTGTTGCTGGTGCAATAACTTCTTCATCAACGGCTTGTGAATAAAACGATCTGGTTCTTGTATTATCAATAATTCCTAAAGGTGCGGTTCCATCTGAAACCCCGCAAACGATATTATTTCCTTCAAGCATTAATTGGCCCACCATTCCGGGCATAAAATCACCAACAGATGATACTGGATAACTTGTAGCAAGAGAGTTGCCAATTTGAATTAATCTTAACATAATTTTTTATATAACATTAGTTAATTATAACATTAATTAATAAGGAACAACAGAAGATTCGCCTAAACTTTCATTATCGTCTTCAAGCATTGCTTTTTCAAACTTTTTAACATCATCAGTAGTACCAGTTTTATTGTCATATTCATCTTCATCTTCATCTTCATCTTCATCTTCATCTTCATCTTCATTGTCAGCAGGGCTACCTTTATCTTCAAATTTCACATCTTCAGAAACAGTAGAAAGCATTTCTTCTGCTTGTTTGCGAAGATTTTTTCTATTTTCTAAAGCAATGCTTTCTAAAAGTTTACTAGTAATATTTTCTTCTTGAATCATTCCTTTTGAAGCAAAAAACTCAGCAATTTTAACCAAATCAACAATAGCTGATCTTGCTGTAACAGGAGGAGTTGCATCCTTTTGTTTTTCTAAATCTTCTTTATCTTTTTTTGAACTTTCTGAATTTTTGTCCAGTTCTTTTTCTGGATCTTTTTTTGGATCTTTTGAATCTTGCGCAATCTTACTTAATTTAATAGAACCACTAAATAGTTTTTTATGTTCATCGCTGTCCATGATGCGAATCATTTCTGAACTAATATCATCAGAATTTTGTTGTCTCATAATGTCTCCTTAGTTACTGTCCATGGCCAGCATGAACCAACATTTACATTTATACTTATCTATTCGTAGAATTACGGTGATATACGTTGAAGCTCTTTAAGTTTTTGCAAATGATCACCAGTGATAAAATGCGGTTTTACATTTTCAAAAATAGAAACTATAACATTTGGCTCAACACCTGGAGTACCTTTAGGGACCGCTAGTATGTTCCATACTTCTTTAATAGAAGGTGGATTCATAGCAACTTGAGCTGATGGATTGTCTCTTTTTTGAATAAGATCTTTTAAATAACGAATAAATTTATTATGATTATTTTTTTTAGTGGTGTCTGGACCCATATTGACACCTTCAAGAGCGTTTAAATTATTTTCTAATAGCGCAGGATTTGTAATTGTGGTTTGCCCATAGTTGGGTTGTTCGGTCATTTCTGTACCCACTTCAACTTCTTGCGCTTTTTTCTTTATAGAAAAAACACTATATCTAGGAAACATGCGTTTCATTATTTGATTAATTTACTAATAGCAGAATGTAAAAGTTTATCAGCAATTAGTTCGCTTCTAACATCGCCTTTTTCTCCCAAATAAGTTGCAATTTTTTGAATCCTATCAAGAACCAAAGCTGCTGTTGGTACCGGACCCGGACCACGAATGCCCATTCCTTCACCTCCTGGACCACTATATGGTGTTTCTGGAACATCAGCAGGAACCGCGTCTTCAACATCTTCTCCTTCTAAACTGACACTGGTTGGATATCTAAAAAGATTAGCCGGATCAATATCTTCAAATTCCATTTCTTCTACACGTCCATCTTTTGGATACTCTCTAATTAAAGTATCTCCTGGCATAATAAGAGGTTTAGGTTCTTCAAGACCACTAACTGCTTCTGGTTTATCCATTAATGCATCATAAGCCATATCTTTAACTGGTCCAAGTTCTGCATTTATTTCATCTTCAGAATCTGAATCAATTTCATTCTTAGGCTTAGGAAAGGATAAAGGACTATACTCTCCTCTTGCATCTCCAAAATTCTCTCCTGTTGCCTCTTCAAATCTTGAAGGTAGTCCAGTAGGACCACCACCACTGTCTAATTCATCAACAGCATTTGAAATAGCATCAGGATCCATATCAACAGAACCACCTGTATCTTCTCTACCATAAAGTCCAGTTGGAGAAAGTTGTGCTTTCTTCTCTAATTGCCCACCATAAGAGGCAACAATATTGCCCATAACAAAAGCTAATTCATTTCCATATTTTGGTTTTAACATCGTTTAAATTTCCTCTCCTAAAGGTATTCAAGGTTAATGCTATATAATTGTCAAAAACTTAAAAAAATAAGCTCCTTATAAAAAGGAGCTTATTTTCAACAATCTAAAATTTGCGTTTAGAAATTATTTTTGAATGTATGATTGGAGAATACATCATTGATTTGTTCATATAGTGATTTATCGCCTTCACCTGTGGTGATATTGCTATCCATGGCTAAACCATTTTGAATACTACTTACACCATGATCGCTAGCTGTCTTTTGTAGTTTGGTTCGATGAGTAGCAATGACTCTTCGCATTGTTTCATATGCCTCAGGATTCCATTTTACAACCCGCTCAACTTCATTCTTAACAGCTTCACGACTATTGGGAATTAAACCAACTTCTCGCATTTCATGTGCAATCTCGAATGCTCGTGCAATTTTGACTTTAATGGCTTCTTCATCAACTGCAGCACTCTTTTTGTTTTCATAATCACCAACTAAACCAGAAGCAAATTCTGAACCTCCATCAACTTGACCATAGTATTTCTTCCAATATGAAACTGCTTCAGCATCCATTCCATTGGCAACAAGTTGATCAAGATTCGCAACCTTGACTCGACCAGCTTTGATTAGGTTATCAAGCTCTTTTGCATTTGCAGCAACTTTGGCAACCTTGGGATCTTTTCTTGCAACTTCTTCCATTTTGCTGTGTGTGGCAGGAAGGTCTTCAACAACTGCTTCACTTGATTTGGTATCAAGTTGACCTAATGTTTCACTGCCTGATGGATGAGCGCGACCTAGCATTTCACTAACCTTTAAAGCATCTGCAGCAATTTTACGACGATAACCTTTGCGTCCATCTATAGTGTTCAAATCGAATTCAGATTCAGCTTTCTTTGTTTTGCCCATCATAACTCCTCCTGGCCCACATTTGCCATCTTTGGGTTGTTTGCCTCCCTTCGTATTATCAACTTTATTCTCTTTATCAACTTTTGTAGCTTTACCAACCGCTTCTGCTTTCTCATCATCTTTTGCAGCTTTTGCAGCGGCTTTTGCAGCAGCATATTCTTCTTTTGCAGCTTTTGCAGCTTCAGCTGCTCTTTCAGCTTTTATTTTAGCTTTAACGGCTGCTCTTTCAGCTTTTGTAGCTGCAGGCATTGCTTTAGTTGCATCCTTTTGAATACCACCTTGCAGTGCAGCAGCTTTCTTTTCAAGACCTTCAGTTCCTCTTGCATATTTTACAAAAGCTTTTTGAAGCTCTTCTGCTTTTTTAATAACATCTTTTGCTTCATCAATTGCAGCTGTAACAAGTGAGGTAACAAAATCAGCATTAACTGTTTCAATGCCAGGAATATCCATGGTACTCAAAACCATATCAACTTCTCGTTTGGTATCATTGATTTCAGCATAGATGTTTTTGAAAGAACTCATAAGACCAGCTTTCAATACTGGTTCCATATTTTGAAGTGCTTTAACAGCATCTTCTTCAGATGCATTTTTTTCAAGAACACGCAAAGCGGCAGCAACAACTTCTTCTGGATTTTCACCTTCTGCACTCATCAAGCCACCAGGCAATTCAGGAGCATCTTCAACAGGAGCGCTTGTGCCTTCGCCTTCAAGAACAGCTAAGCCGTCTTTGATTTCATCGGCCAATTGACTAAGAACACCCGAAACGGTTTCAGCATTTTCTTTAACAGCATCAGCAGCAAGATTTGCTTTTTCGATAGGGTCCGCAACAGAACTAGGAGTAACTCTTAATTCTGGTCCTTTCTCTTCTCCACCTTCCATAGACTCATCCATAGGGGGCGCATCCATAGGAGGAGGCGCATCACCCATAGGAGGTGTCATTTCATCTGGGTCTTCTGTTGGAGGAGAAATTGCTCCATCTAATTCTCCCTCTACTTGAGCTACCTTAAACATCTGTACTGTTTTTTGAACACCAGACGCATGTACTGATCGGAGTAATTCACGACCGAAATTTTTTGTACTAACAGCTCCATAAAGAGCTGGTTTTCCACCAGTTAACTCATTAAGAGTGGCCGAAAAAACAACTTTGTTGTTCGACATAATGTCCCATCGATGATTAGGGGTATCATCATTTCCATCTGGAGTTGCAGCCTTAATAAAATAACCCTTTAAAGAAGCTCTATTGAGTTCTTTTTTGGTTTTTGCATCATTACCCATCATTCCATCAGGTTTGATAGTAGAATCAGCATGCATTTGTTTATCTTCTTTTTGCGCTTTATCAGCTAATGGATCTACTTTATAAGTAGTAGGCTCTTCTGTGCCTTGCATATAAGCGCTTTTATCCAACTTAGCTTTTGCTTGAGCAACAGCTTCTGCACGAAGTGCTTTTCTTTCATCAAGTTTAGCACGAGCTAGCATTTTCTTTTTCTCTAAATCACCAGGATACATCCCATCGATTGGTCCCACGTCGGGAACATTCTTCAACTGACGATCTTCGTTATTACGAACCTGTTCGGCCATTGGATCTTTTTCATATTTTGGCTGTCCAGGAGTTGGCTCTTCTGTGCCTTGGTAGAAACCTTTTTTATCTAATTGTTTTTGGGACATTAACTCCTCCGTATTAAATTTAGCAATTTTCCCTATCATCTCTTCTATGCTTGACATCTTAGTTTTGATAAGATTTAAGCTATTTTGGTACCCTTGACGGGTTTCGGTAACTGCCTCTTGTGCAGCCGTTGCCCTTAATGCAAAATTATTGTCATCTTTTTCTGCCAAAATTTCATGCTCGATTGACGCAACCCTCATCAACAAATCAGAAACCTCTTCTTTTATAGAAGATAGTTGCTCAAGAGTTGTTGAAGTGCCACTCTTTTTTAATGTGTTTTCAATAGTATTTGTCGCTGCAATTATTTGTCTAACTCTTGCTAGCGGGTCAGCCCCATTAACTACCAAACTTAGTTCAATTGGAGCCAAATCAACATTTATTTCACCATATGCAATTCTGTTTTTAACATGATCACAATACTCGCCTTCAGTCTTTGCAATATTTCCGCATTCAGTACAAATGGATCTACCAACAGCCGTACCCATACTGACAGAGTTTGCTACTCCAGTCTGGACATTTCGTGCTAAATCCCCATAAGTAACTTTATCTAACGCACAAAGACCAATAATACATTTATTTTTTTCATCATAAAATGTATCTATAATAAGCCCACGCATACCTTCAACACTACTGGATTGGTGGTCTTTGCATAGTGGTTTACCAACCCATTTTTTATAAGCCTTTTTTAGTTCTGATTCAGGAAAAATATCACCATTATTATTTTTATAAGGCTTAATACTAGCATCAGAACATTTCCATTTCCAAGAACCATTACCATCTATCAACCATTCAGCTTTTACATCAGAACCATCAGCGCTTTTTCTTAATAAATTATTATCATCATATAATGATCTTTCAGCTGCATGCATCATAATAGCAGAAAAATATAAAAATTCATTAGCTTTTGGAGCTATTCTTTTATATTGTGATGCTACTTTTTTGAAACGCGCAACAACATAATCATCATTTATGGCAACATCAGTAGGCTTTACGTCATGCGTAGAAAAATTAATTGCCGAACCAAATTTTAGTATAACCATATTTCTCCTTCAATGATATCATGTATATGGAAAAATAATAGTATATCTATGCATTATTGCTTCACCCATGGCGGTACATCTTCATCGTCCGAAGCTTCTTTTTCAATCCAATCCTCATCGGGATTAGCTGCCTTCTCAAGTTTTTTTTGCAAATACTCTTCACTAACTTCTTTGCGTGGTTCGACAACACCACCAACAGAACCTTCACTATATTTTATAAATCCCATATTATTCCTTTTTTGTTTTTAATTCAACATCTTTTTTGTCGTCACTCTCTCTAAAATCCTCACCAATAACATCTTTAGCAATTTTTCTTATAATTCTATCTTGTACAATAGATTTAATTTTAGCACATTGTTTTTGCACTTCAATTAAAATATTTACAACATTAATTTGAAAATCTTTATCTTTCAAATTCTTTTCCATAAAATTACCCAAATCAATAGTCAAATCAGCAAGCCCACGAACTGTATCTTTTAATGTTTGTTGCATTGGACCTATTTGAGTGTCTGTTGAAAATAAACCAAGCTGATCAACACAAGCATCAAACGATGTCTTATATTTCTCAGCTTCTTCATCGGACATTCCAACAGGCTTTAAATCATCTAATATGTCAATATATCTTGCTCCAATTAAACGCCATATGTTTTTTTTCATATTTGCACCAAAAGCTTTAAAATGAGAAACAGATTTTGTTTCTTCCATAATATTATAATTAATGCCTTCTGTGTTTTTAAAAAGATCTAACATTTTATTAACTGAATTTGCAATTAAAATATCTATTAAATCTAAAAATGAACGTAATGTTTTTATAAGTTCCCTTGCTTTTTTCTTTTCACCAGCACCAATAGGTTTTGTAATATGTTGTACGTCTTGTGCTTCAAGTTTTTTTTGCAACGATTTCAATATTCCCCTTCGAATCATTTTATCTTTTATGAAAGCTTGAGATTCTGGAGAAGGCTCCGGTACAGACCACATATCTGATACTGACGTAGAACCTCCTGGGTTTTGAAATGGAGCGTTATATCTGCTCTTATCCACCGCATCTCCTTTCATTTTGTTTCCTATAAAGTTAAGAGCAAATGTATTTTTAGAACAGTTAGGACACTTGCCTTCATGAAATGTCATTCCGCAATTATTACAATGCTCACCACTGTCTACCATGGATTCATATTCTTCAAGGCTAACTGGTTTGTCAGTATATTTACCATTATTTATTACATCCAAGTATTCTTGAACGCTATCATCATCAACACCAAGACCAAAACCCAAGTTCACAGCCTCTTGAACCGCTTGTTGTGCTGGCATATCACTATCAGTCCTAAATCTCGCAATAAACATTCCTGTTCTATCTTTACCCCACTTACAATGAACATACGTTACGTCGTCACCAACCAAAGCTACTGGGCCAATCTCGTCAATTTGTTTCAAGGCTTTTTCATGATCAAAACCGTGAATTGGAATTATAAAATGTTTGATTCCATTTTTTTTACATTCATCTTTTATCTTTATGCCGCTATCCCTGTCTAAACTGATTATCTTATTTATGCCCCATTCTTTTTTAAGCATAGATATTTCTTCAAGATCAGGTGCTCCTCCTCGATATAGCAAATCTGGTACTACTTCAACAAACCTAGAGGGCATGTTTTACTCCACTCTTTTTTATCGCCGTCATCAATGATGCCTCTTCGGCATTTTTGATGTTTAATTGTTTTGCTTTATCTATTATTTTACTATATAATTTTAATATTTTTTTTGCATCATCTAAATTATCATTTGCTATTTTTGATAATATCATAGATTTGGATTGTTTTTTTATTAATTGATAAACTTCATTACTTGTTGTTCCTTCTATTCCTAATTCGTAAGGATCTTTTAATGTTAATTCGCTTGGGTCCACAGGAACATTTTCATTTAATATATTATTAATTATATCTTTATTCACTTCTACAATAACCGGAGCTTCTCCGTTTAGTGTTAATTCATTTGCTTTTTTTAATACATCTTCAGACTCAACCAATTCAGAAGCCATAACAGTAATGTTTCCAGACATAACTTGTCCTACATTAGTTAGTTTCATAATATAAAATTTTTTCATTATAACTCCAATAATTTATGCAAGGGTGCAAATTGAGATACGTTTCTAAGATTTCCTTTGTTTAATTCGGAAGCATTAAAAATACTATTATTAAATTGTTTTGCAAAATTATTTACTTTTTCTAACACAATATTTAAAACATCTTGAGTTTCAATTTCTTTATCTGATGAAAACCGCATTTCATATGTGTCATTTTTAAGTAAAACTATACAATTAAATCCTATTTCATGAAGTGCAATTGCAAGTTCTTTCATATGAGATATTATTTTTTCTTCTTCAGTTGTTATAGATATTGAAAAATTTTTAATTGTATCATCAACAATATCAAATATATTTGTCATCCCATTGTTTGCAAAATCATCATATGTTTCGGAATTCATTTTTGCTGGAAACATATCATTGCAACAAGCAAAAGAAACAACACAATGCTTTCCATCCATTTCATCTAAAATTGCTTTTTTGATATGTTCTTGTTTAAAATGATTATATGCTTTTCTTTTATTAAATAATGAATTATTTATAACGTTACCTACTAACTCAGAAAACGTTCCATTTTTTTGAGAACTATTAACTGTAATATTAGAACTATTAGAACTATTAGAACTATTAGCTATATCATCAACTGTAGTATTAACTGCATTATCAACATCATTTGTAGGAGCAGTGATAGGAGCAATGGTAGGAGCAATGGTAGGAGCAGGTTGTTTCGGTGCATTATCCACCTCTTTATCTGCAGGAGGATTAGGATTCATTGCAGTTGGAGCAGGAGGAGCAGTTGGAGCTACTGGTGGTTTAGCAACTGGAGCTACTGGTGGTTTAGCAACTGGAGCTTTAGGTGCAGCATTAGGTGGTTCCAGGTTTTGCTGCTCTTGTTGTCGCTCTTGATCAGGAGACATTATTTGTGCCTGTTTTTTAATATTGGCATCAACTATTCTGTCACAAATTTTATTCAGGAAATTACTCATTTATTCTCCTGTTGATTCATCTGGTGTTTCAAGCTCCACAGTTTCAGGTTCAGATTCAGGTTCTGACTCTACCTTATTTTCAGGTATTGTTGTAATAGGCTGCACGTCTTCAACAATAATTCTTAATGACATTGCTTTTTTTAAAGCACGTGAAATAGATAAAATACCAATATCAAATGATGTATTTACCACAAAAACACCCATGCCATCAACATTAAATTTTGAATCTCCATTAATTCTTATTATACATTCAAATTGTTTATTCTCATCATTAATTGGTCTATTATATAATCCAATTATTTTATAATCAGGTAGATCTTTTTTTATTATTGAATCAAAAATTTTATTATCTTTTATATTTTGAATTATTTGATTTATTTGATCTGTATCAAATCCAGAATTTTCCAAACCTAAAACACCACCTTTTCCAAAACCTTTAAATTTTTCTGAAGCAAATGATAAATAAAACCTATCCGCTGGAAATGAAATCTCCCCAACAGATAAGCCAATATCCTTCAATTCTTTGCCGGGAGTATATTTTTCAAGTAATGGACCCTTTGTTATGCTTCTGCCAATTCTTACGCCTTTTCTAGGTTGTTTTTCTTTTGTTTCTTCTTTTGTTTCTTCTTTTGTTTCTTCTTTTATTTCTTTTTGAGTTTCAAAGATTACACCTTGCATTTCAGAAAGCTTTTTATTTAAAGCACTAATACTTGTAAGTAAATCTTTTACTTTATAATCATAAGTAACAATATCTACACTTTCAATTGCATCTTCAATGCCCTTTATATCAGCATTAACTGCTTCAATAAGATATTTTATTTCTGCATGTTTTCCGCTAATTTCTTCAACTTGCCGACTAATAGCGGGACTGAACATGCTTGAAATCCATCTTTTAATTCGACCAAGCATTGTGGCAACCTTGATAACATTATCGCTATCTTTAGCAATTTCTAAAGCTGCCATTCTTATAATTCTATTATTCATCTGCCTCTTCAGCAATTGCTATAAGTTTTAATTTCAAATTTTCATCATCAACATTGTTGGCATATTTTTTAATATATTCAGCAAGTCCTTTATAATCCCCAGAATCAATATATTTTGAAAAAGCTAATGCAGGTTTTTGATTTGGTAAATTTATATAATATTTTGTTTTTTTATCATATGCAGGACCAATACTTTCATCAGTTGGTGGGTTTAAGTTTGTACCCGCAGTAAATGAATCAGCTTCTCCTGATAAAGCTTCATTAAGTTTTTTTTCTGATGGGCGCTCATCTCCTGACCAATATTCTTCTACACTAACCTGATCATCACTAGGTGTAACGCTACCCTCTTCTGCAGGTGGGGCTTCTACTGTTGAAGTTTCAACCTCCGAGTGTTGAGATGTAGAAATTGCTTCAGAAGGGTCAGAAGGTTCAGAGGGTTCAGAAGGTTCAGAAGGTTCAGTTTTTGCAACCAAATCTTTAAAATGTTCATTCCAAAGAGGAACAATTCTAACCATTGCATCGTTGCCCCTACGAATTAATTTTGATATTTCTTTTATATATTCATCAGGATCACCCACATTGACAGCATGACTAACTATATTTAATGTGCCAGCAGATTGATCTAATGTGCTTTGCATTAAATCAAAGATTTTTTCCATTGACTTTTTAAGGTTTCTACCTCTCATAAGAGATTTATAATGAAAAGAATCAAGTAATCCTTTTTTTACTAATTCTTGATAAAGTTCAACTTCTGCCGCTGCTACTTTGTCTTCATTTTTGTTGCCAATTTCTGAACCTGGTATTTCTGTTGGGTTTTCAGATTCTTTTACCGATTCTTCCTCTTCTAATTTTTCTTCTTCAGTTGCTTTATCTGCAAGATTTTTAACAGTTTGAGATTCAATAGGTTGTTTATTTTTTCTTTTTTTATCACTTTCTCTTCTTTCGATTATTTCATTTGCATGATTTATCCACCGTAAAGCACCTTCATCGTTAAATTCATTTATTATTTCAGTAAATTCATTAGCATCAAAATCAGGGTCAGTATATATTTCAGGTTCTTCTGGTGCTTTTTCAAGTTTTCCAAACCATTTACTATTTCGATAAATTTCAAATGAAACTTTAGACATCAAAGCTTGTAGATTACCTTTTGTTTGGCTGCTATCGGCTAATGTAATTATTATTACTTGTTGGTTGAAGAAGTCATTGACAGCATGAGCAAAACGTGATAAATCCATTTTGAATTTGCCCCAATAAGCTTCTTTAGCAAACTGCTGTTGCTTTTTGAAAGCCGCTCGAATATTATCATCAATTTCAGTCATTATCCGAACAGCTTGTTTATAGCTGTCAGATTTTTTCTCAAGACCCCCTTTGCCAAAGGCAGAAAATAATCCGCTCCACCCTTTGGAACCAGCAAAGGGATTATTTCGCACGGAAATTAATGCTTCTTTTTTTATATCGTTATTATTCATTTAATCAACCATTATTCTGAAGTATTCACATTAATTTGATTTTATTATATTACCGCCAAGAATTTATGCTGGAGGAGGCGGTGGGGCTCCACCTGTTGCGCCCGCGCCGCCGCCACTTGGAGGCTTTGGTGCTGGAGGCTTTGGTGCTGGAGGAGGAGGTAATCCGCCCCCTCCCATTGGAGGCGCTCCACTAGGACCGCCACTTTCTGCTTCTTCACCAGGAACTGGACCCTCTTGAGGTGTTTCACCAGGTAGAGGCGTGTCAGGAATATCTGGAACCTCATCGTTTACATCGAGAGAGCGAAGCTCACTCAATGACATATTAGCCAATGAAGCTTCTTCTTTTGCTCTAGTTGCATTTACAATTGCTTCATGACGAATCATTCTTTGTTCATTTTCATAATCTAATCCAAGACTTCTAAATAAAGAATGCTCAGAAACAATTTTTTGCTCGCCAACAGCAAGGTTAGACAAAAATTGAATGTAATCTCCAAGATCAAACAAAGACATATGATTCCACTCAACATCGGGAATAATGAGTTTTCTTTGACCATCCACATCTTCCCAAAAATCATGCATTTGTGATATTGGAGCAAACACTTTAGATCTAATCCATTTAGATAACATATTTTGAAACTGCATGTATCTTTGTCTAAGAACATCTAAACTCAAACCACCATTTGCATAAGTGATGTCTCCAGATTCCATAATTACCTGGGGAACCATAAGTGCAATATAAATTTCTTTCATCAATCTTTCTAAGTCGGGATTGATATCGATAACTACATTGGAGCTTATCTTTTGAATATCTACGGAACCATGAGTAATAATTTTAAAGTCTTTATCATATTGCGCGGAGTTTCCTTGTATTGTAGTCTTTCCACAACGTCTTGTAACAAATAATCCTGTTGGAACTGTAAAACACCAAACTTTTCCAGCATATTGTTCAACGTTTAATAAATTACGTTTTTCTTTTGTTTGACTATTTCTCGATGTTTTATAAACTAAAGGCAATTTACCTTTATCACTTGTTGACCACAAAACAGTATACAATGGTTGTCTTCGTCCATCAATATATTTTTCATCATCTCTCACAAAAGAAGTTGGAACAAATCCGCATTTATGCACAATTTCAAAAACATCATCTGCTAATTGTTTTGAAGTTGTATAATAAGCAAATCGTTTTGATTGTTTTTTGGGATTATCATAAACAGAACCATCTCCAGCTACTAAAGCATTTAAAAGAACTGTCAACAATCTTGGGCTTAAATCTAAAATCCATCTTGGAATATGTTTGTTAGATGATTTTGTATTTCCATCAGAATCTCCACATTCTTGTTTAAAATATTCATATAAATTTTTATTATAAAATCTTCCTTTCCATAAATCCTCTCGTTTGTCTTTAGAAATAATTTGATGTTTGCATGATAGTTTTATAAAGTCACCAAACGCATCTGCACATTTTTTCATTTTATCATAATGTTTTGTAGTGGTTTGACAAATTTCTACCATGTGTTGATATTTATCATCACTAAAAACACAACCTTCACTAATCACATATCCTAAATATTCTAAATATAATTTTATTGGAACTTCATTATCGATAATGTTTACTGTTTTTATATCATCATTACCAGTCCATTTTATATTACTTCTAAATTTAGAATAATCATTCAAATTTAAATCTTTAGCCTCGGTTTTATGCCAATCACTCCAGATGGTTTTTCTTAAACTTCTATGACCATTAAATTCATATTGTTTGTTTGAAACCCACATTTTATGATTAGGAGTTACCATAATATCTATTTTATCATTTTTATAATGATACATTTCACCATCATGATTTTGCACATTTGCAGCAAGTGGTTCATGATATTCAAGTTCTTCAGTATCTGAATTAAAACAAGCAATTTTTATTCCGGGTTTTGGTTTGCTATCTATGACCAAACCATCAATTTCAATATAATCAATTATTTCATAAAACTTTTTATATCCTTGATTTGTTAATACTTCCGTTTCTTCATCATGACATTCGAGTAAATTTCTCCAGTATTCTAAATCTGCTGGTGTAATTTTATATTCAGCATCAACACTGCCACCACCCAATTTCACTAACGTAATTGGATTAATCATATTGTCCGCTTGGGCATATTTACATTCTCTAAGTTTGTCCCAAAGCATTAAAGCTTTATATGCAGAAGCAATAAGACTTGTTCC